CGTGGTGCGCCTGCGGCAGCAGCGGCGGCACGAGCCGAACCGCAAACGCTGGAAGATGCGATGTTCGGCGGTTTGTAAGGGTTAACCTTAGGACGGAACTTGGCAGCTTCGGCTGCCTTTTTTGTTGGGCTTGGGGTATGATGGTGGAATGTTGGATTGTGTAAAGGAGATGGGAAATGAAAAAAGTATTGTTAGGGGTATTGCTGGTGTTAGCAGGGATGGCAGCGAATGCGGAGCGGATGGATGATAGGTGGGTTTTAATTGGAGAGAAGAGAGCTGGGGAATTGGTATACATTGATACTATTACCATTACTGAAGATAGTGCATGGTTCTTTATTCCTGATAACTATATAGATGGCTTGGGTCGATATGTGAATTTTAAACAGAGGATGTATTTTAAATGCGGACAGCGTTTGGAAAGGGCTGGTATGACTGTAGTGACAGATTCAACCAATAATCTCGTGATTTATAGGTCAAACGGTAATCCTTCCTATGAGGAAGTAATTCCTGGAACGTTAGGGGAGGTGGAATATGAGAGTTTTTGCCTTTACAAACAAAGGAATTTCGCTAGATAAGAAAATAGTATGAAAAATATATTTGATAAATTAATAACCTATTTAATAGGCGGTGTAGTCGTCTTATGGTTTGCGTATTTTTTACTTACTGGTGGGATGCCGCCGAAAGCGTTTATCCGCATGCTTGCCGCATGGTGGCAATCTGGCCAGGGTAAATATATGGTTTTTCTGCTGTATTATATGGCTGGCGGTGTGGCAATTTGGTGGTGGATGTGTCGGCAGAGTAAGCTGCGCGGCGAAAAGCGTGGTGATTTGATTTCCATTAAGGCAGCTGATTTTGTAGTCCCGTTTATTGCTTTTATCCTAGGGTTGTTGTTTTTGATTAAGATAATTTCGCCATGTAATAATTTCTTGTGTATTACTGAAAGACCATATTTAATGGAACCGTATATTGATACGGATTATTGATAATGGATAAAGGCTGCTTGATTTTCAGGCAGCCTTTTTGTATGATGTTTCCTAGGTGCTCGAAACACCTCTGATAGCGGCTTCCGCCCCGACAGTGTGGATTTTTTGTGTCCGTTGGTTCTTGCTCTCTCCTTGAACTGCTCACAAAGTTTACTCCTACGGCGGGGTGCGCCAGTCCGCAAGGCTGGCGGCATGACTATTGGCATGTTTCGAACACCCCGCCACCCCTTTCGAAAGGGTGTTTAAAAACCAATAGGAGCAAAATCATGAACGCAATCTCTGTAGCCAATGTGGCTATCCGTCAATTCGACAACCTTTATTCCCTCAATGATTTACACAAAGCAGCAGGTGGCGAGAAACGTCATCAGCCTGCGAACTGGCTGCGCAGTCAGCAAGCTATTGATTTAATTGAATACCTCAAATCTGAGGAATTAGAATCTATCCAAAAGAAACAAGGGCTTGGCACTTTCGTTTGCAAAGAGCTGGTGGTTCACTACGGCATGTGGATTTCCCCGGCCTTCTCGCTGAAAGTTATCCGTGCGTTTCTCGATACGCAGGAAGATGTTTCAGGTAGCCCCAAGCTCGAAACCCAAACCACGATAGACGAACGGCGCGGCCTGGTGGATGCGGTCAAGCTGCTGGTCGCCCGCTGCGGTATCGATTATTCGGCTGCCTACCGCATGGTGCATCAGCGCTTCGGCGTGGCGCATATCGACCAAATCGCCGCCCCGTTGTTGCCTGCTGCGGTGGCTTATGTGCATTCGCTCACATTACAAAGCGGGCTAAACGGCGAAGTGTTGGACAGGCTGCCTGAAAACTTGCAGCCCAAACCCCTGCGCAACTTGCAGGGCGCTGTAATCAACAGCCTGTACTGTGCTGAATTTATCTACCAGCACCGGGCAGCCTTGCGCGGGCTGAACCGCCGCCTAGCCGCTACGCTGAACGACCACGCCGCCGACAGCATCATGTTCCTGCGCAATGTGGCCGAACAGGCAGGCATCAATGTACCAGGTAACGAGTATTTCCAATACTTCCCCTGGGACGGCGATAGCGCGGAGAAAGCCCGCTATCACCAATTGAACGCGTGATGTATTCATCGCAACACGAGCAGCCTTTGGGCTGCTTTTGTTTTGCCTGCTTGAAGTAACCGATTAAAACCTGTGGATAATTAGGCTATCCGACTATAGGCGTAAGCACGGTTCGCCGCGTGTGATGGCGTAGCAGGTTCGCATCTGCAAGGGCAGTCGGCTTTTTGATTGTTTTATGGAGATTGGCGATGTCTATTACTGCTGCTGAACTGGCTCAAGTGGGTAAGGCCGGTTTGGATTTTTACTTGAAAAATAACCCGATTGATATGGTGGATATGCAGCGTCCGCTGCTGAAACATTTGTCTGCCAAGAAAAAACCGTTTACCGGTGCGAAAGAGCATATTGTGGAGCAAATCCGCAAAGGCTACGGCAGTGCGGGGCAATGGTTTGATTCCGGCGATACGCTGCAATACACCAAGCGCGATACGCTGGAGCAGAGCCGTTTCCCTTGGTACGAGTTCCACGACGGCATGGCGGTTAACGAAGCAGAGCTGGTGGCCAACGGCATTAAGCTGGATGATTCCGGCAACGGCGGCAACATCTCCGGTGCGGAGAAAATCCAGCTGACCAACCTACTGCAAGAGAAAATGGAAGCGTTGAAGCTGGGTGCACAGGAGCGTTTCAGCCGCGACCTGCATTTGTCCGGCACCGGCTCGCCGAAGCAGATTGTGGGCTTGGATGGCTTATTGCCTTTGGATAACACCACCGGTAAGGCGGGCGGCATTGACCGTGCAACCGCTACTTGGTGGAGGCATTATGTGGACAAGGCGCTGATGCCGGCCACTATTCAGGAACAGATGGAAAAAGCCTGGCGTGCTTGTATCCGCCGTGCGCAAGGTATGCCCAATGTGATTTTGGCTGGTGCCGATTTCATTGATGCCTACCGTAAAGCGGCACAAACCAGCGGTACGATTGGCGCGGCTTCCCGTCAGGTTACCGATGCCGGCAAAGGCGGCGTGAGTGCGGATATGTCCACTTCCGGCCTGTATTGGAAGGGTATTCCCATCGAGTATTGCCCGGAATGGGATGATAACTTTGCCGGGGCGGATACCACGCTGACCAGCTGGAGCAAACGCTGCTACTTCCTGAATATGAACCATCTCGCCCTGCGCCCGATTAGCGGTAGCGATTTCGTGACCCGCCATCCGCCGCGCAGCAAAGACAACTACAACCATTACTGGGCGTTGTTGTGGCGTGGCGCGTTGACCATGAACATGCCGTCTGCGCATGCGGCGTTGGCGCTGAAATAGTGGCTAGCGGCTACCTGACGGCCATGCATTAGGCTTCAGGTAGCCTGTTTCTCACTTGGCAAAAAGGATTGTAGATATGTTGTTGAAAATGTTTGACATATTGGTGGTGCGCGGTATGGAGACGGAAATTCCGGTTTGTGTGCCGCGCCACGAAGCGGAACTGATGGCGATGATTCACGGTGCGGACGGTATGCGCCTGCGTTCGGAAGAGCCTGCCGGTGTGCTGGAATTTGGCGATGTGCGAGATGAGCGCGAACGCCTACGCCTGAAATACGGCTTGAAAACAGAAGATGCTTATTGGGTGGATATGCTGTATCCGTCTGATTTAAGCCTGTCTGAAATGATGCAGCGCGGCGTAGCTGAGCCGGAAGCTGAAGAGACGAAACCTAGCAAGCGCGGCGGCAGAAAAGCGGCTGAAGCCGAACCGGTAGAAGGTGGCGGCGATGAGGCAGCAGTTTAGAACGTTGGCGCAGTTGCGTGAAAGCCTGGCGGTATCGCTAGGCTTTGGTGCGCAGGCCGGCGTGATTGATTTGCAGATTCCGATTTTGAACCAGTTTCTGCAACAGGCGCAGGCGCAGCTATGGCGTGAGGTGGACTGGCGCTATCTGCTGAAAAAGCACACCGAAGATTTAGGCATCGGACAACGGGTGCTGGATTTGCCGGATGATGCGCCGATGGGCGTATTGTATGGGGTGTATGCCCAAGACGGGGCGGAATGGTATCGGCTGTCGGCCGGTGTGCCGCGTGTGGGCGAAATCCCGGAGAAAGGCTTGCCGCTATACTATGAGCAGACAGCACGGGAGGAAGGCACGATTCAACTGGAGTTTGAGCCGGTGCCGGAAACTGCGCCGGTGCCGATCCGGATTGAATACTATGCCGCGCCGAAACGCTTCGAGCGGGATAACGATAGGTGCAGCGTGCCGGACGATTTGCTGCTGACCTTGGCCTTGGTGATGGCGAAGGGGCATTACCGGCAATCGGACGTGCAGCTTTATACCGACCGCTATGCAGTTATGTTGCGCCAAGCCAAGGCGGATAATTTCGGCGTGGACGGCGAAGAGCGCAAGGTGGTGTATGACCCGTATGCCGTGCCGGTAAAACCGCATCAGCTTGTGCCGTAAGCAACGGCTGAACAAGGAGGCTACCTGAAAAACAGGTGGCCTTTTGTTTTGACGTAACCGATTAGAAAGCTGATTTAATACGGCATAGCATAAATCTCAGAAAGGTAAGCGCGATGCTTGAAAAATATGAGAACTCTCCCCGTATCCGCCTGCTGGTCTGGTTGGCTTTGGGTGCGGTGTATTTGTTTGGTTTTGCGGCCTTAATCAATGCTGTTAAGTGGTGGTAAATCATGCCAGCAATTACTTTTGACCGCTTCGATGGTGGTTTGGATGTGCGGCAGCTGGCCAGTTCGGCAGATGCGAACCGGCTCAGGATGCTGAAAAATGCCTACGTTACCACGGGGCGCACTATCCGCAAACGCCCGGGCTTGAAGCGGCTGGGCAGTTTGAATTCGGGCAGCTTCGGTTTGTTTGGCGGGGTGGATGCGTTGTGGACGTTTTCCGCGTTCGGCGGCGACCATGCGCAATTTCCGCAGATTAAAAACAGCCGTATCCGTGAGCCGTATGGCAAGAATATGGTGCGGCTGATACACGCCGAAGTGTTCAACGGCTTTGTGTATGCGGTGGTGGAGTGTGAGGACGGCTCGATTGAGCATCACTACTTGGACGGTAAGTATGACACGCTGATACAAGATGCCAACTGCCCGCATTCGCGCAGCCTGATTAAAAAAGCAGGCAAGCTGTTTGCCATCAAAAATGACGTGGTGCGTTTTTCCGCCACGGGCAATGCGCGGGATTGGAGTACACCGGATGATGCGGGCTTTTTGCCGGTGGCTTTGCAGCAGAGTGTGAACAATAAGCCGGTGGCCTTGGGGGAATATCAGGGCAATTTGGTGGTGTTTTTCGAGGATTCGGCGCAGATTTGGCAGGTTGACCCCGACCCGAAAAACCACAAGCTGATTTCGACTGTACCGATTGGTACGCCGTTTTCCTACAGTCATGCGGGGATGGGCTCGGATATTTTCTTCTTGAGCCAAAACGGTTTCCGCAGCGTGGCGGTGCAGGCGTTTTCCACCAACCTGATGGACAACGATATCGGCAGCCCGATTGATGCGCTGGTGCAGCAGGATTTGAAACGCCCGCTTGAGCCGAAGATGGTTTATTGGCGCGGCACCGGCCAGCTGCTGTGCTTCATGGGCGATTATGCCTATGTGTATTCCTACAGCCGCAGCAGCAAGATTTCGGCATGGAGCGTGTGGTCTTTCCCGTTTACAGTGGATGCGGTGGCGGAATATGAAGCCAAACTGTATCTGCGCAGCGGGGCGGATTTGTATGTGTTCGACCCGGACAGCCACGCCGACAACGGCCAGCCGATTGAGGTGGTGGCCGAGCTGCCTTATTTGGATATGCGCAAGCCCGGGGTGTTGAAACAGTTTTCAGGGGTGGACGTGGCGGCAGCAGGCAGCTTGGATATGCAGTTTGCTTTCGACCCGGCACGGCCTGACTTGCTGACCCCGCCGATACATTTAAGCGGCGATACCCGCCCGCTGCCACGGCTGCCGGTGGAAGTGATGGCGACCAATCTGTCTATCCGCATCAGCAACCGCGATGATAAGGCGTTTGAGCTGGCATCGGTTACGCTGTACTACGAATTAGCCGGGGGCTTCGCCGTATGATTGTGCCGCTGACTTTGGAACTGGCTAACGTGCTGGCTTTTACCATGCGCGAGGATGATGTGCGCGAGATTATGGCGATGCGCCGTGATGAATATCGGCATGAGTTTGCCGAAGAGTGCGCGTATTGCGGCGGCTGGTGCTGCTTGGACAAGGACGGGCTGCCGGTGGCGATGGGCGGGGTATATGAATGCTGGCCGGGGGTAGGCAATGCCTGGATGGTGGGCACGGATGCTTTCGCCCGCCACGGCATTGAGATTACCCGTGAATCGAAAAAAGTATTGGCAAACCTGCCGCATTTACACCGGATACAGGCATATAGCGCGGCGTTTCATACGGTGTCGCATGCTTGGCTGGAGCGGCTGGGTTTCCGCCGTGGGGCTGTTCTGCCGAAACTGGGCAAGGGCGGCGAAGATTTTATTGTGTTTGAGATTGTGAGGTAGCTTATGTGTGGTGGTGGCGGTGGCGGCGGCAATAGCGCCGTACAAGACGAGCAGATGCGCCAGATGCGGGCGGATGAAGCCCGCCGTGCGCAGGAGGAAATGAGACGGCAGGCGGCGGTGGCGCATATCAACCGCTTGTATGGTTTGGGCGGCGGTGCGGAAGCGGAACGCAATTTGAACGAGCGGAATGCGGCTTACGGGCAGGTGCGGCAAAACAATCTCAATCTGATGATGGATGATATTGGCCGCAACCGTGATGATGCCCAGCGCGCGGTGCGTTTCGGCTTGGCGCGTTCCGGTTTGGCCGGTGGCAGCGTGGATATTGATGCGAACCGGCAGATTACCGATGCCAACCAGCGCAGCATTATCCAAGCCAACCAGCTGGCCGATGCCCAAGTAGCGAAGATGAAGAGCGATGACGAGAACACGCGCGCGGATCTGATTTCCCGCATCAATGCGGGCATGGATGCCGACAGCGCGGCAGCGGCGGCAGCGCAACGGATGGCGATTAACCGCCAACAGGCTTTGAGCGAGCCATCGAGCAAGCTGCTGAATAACCTGTTTGCCGGCATCGGCAATGCCTGGAACCAGTACCAATTTGCCAACGGTGCGGCCAATCCCTACGGCAATATGCAGAAATCAGTAGGCGGCTTGGGCGGCTACGGCGGACGAATCAGCTAGGAGTGAAATATGTGTTATGCAGCAGTACCTTATATTATTGCGGCAGTAGGTGCGGCGGCCAGCTATGCCGGTTCACAACAACAAGCCAAGGAATACAAGCGCGCCAATGCGGAGCAGGAAGCCTATGCCAACGCGCAGCAATATCTGGCCAACAGCAAGCGACAGGAAGAACAGCGCATGGGCGAGGAGCAGCGGCAATCGGTGCTGGATGAAGCGCAGGATGTCGCCCCGACCCGCCGCCCGCAGATGCAGCAGGCAGAGGACAAACAGACTGCCAGCAACGTGAACGCGCTGCAACAGGCCAACCTATTGGGGCAGGACAGCATTGCCCAAGCCGCCGAAGGCAACCAAAGTGAGGAATACCTGCGCCAGCGAGCGGAATCGGCAGGCAAGCAGACCGACCGGGCAATCAAGCTGGCTCGTTTGTTCGGCGCATCCGGCGCAGGACAGGAAGCGATGGCCAACCAAATGATTGGCTCAATTAACCACCGGCTCGACCAATCGGCTATTGCCGCACGGCGCAATGCGATGCGCAACGGCTACGATTGGATGTTTGACAACATGGACAACGAACGTGCCAAGGCGCGGGCGAAATATGACCCGAGCAAGGGCATGGGGATGCAGGCTTTAGGCGGCACGATGATGAATATCGGCATGAGCGGCTTGGGGCAAGGCATAGGCAGCGCGGCCGGCGGGATGAAGGCCAATAAAACCACGGCGAAAGGGGCTTTTTAAATGGTTAAGTTTGTGATTACCGAAGAGGCGATGTCGCCGATTGCGCAAGCCTTGAGCGGACAGAGCCGCATGGCCGGTGTGGCGGCGGGGCTGAAAAACCAAATGCTGGGGCTGGAACTGGACAAGATGCGCGAGGAGCGGCAGCAGGCGGAGCGGCAACGGCAGATGCGGAATGATTTAATCCCGAACCGGATTCGGCAGATGTTCGGCGATTATTCGCCACGGGTGCAGAACCGCTTGGCCGAACGCTTGGGCTGGCAGAATCCTAACCCGGAAGCATCGCCCAATTTGCTGGAAGAGTACAACGATGCGGTGGCGCTACAGAAAGCCATGAGCCTGCCGCAATGGGCGAACGCCCAACGTTATGCCGATGCCGTCCACCTGAATGATGCCTTTGGCGGCAACGGGCTGGAAGCAATTAAAGGCATTGGCTTGGCGCAGGATAACGCCAATAAGGAATACTATGATATGGCGGCGCGGGCAGCTTCAGCTGCTGGCGATAGGGATATGTTTAACCAGATGGTGGCGGCGAGAAACGGCGATGTTTATAACCCGTATCGCACAGACAGCAATGGCATGGTGCTCAATACGGCTAATGGCCAATATAGGATGACCCCAATTGGCGAGGCTAACTGGAGCAACATCCAGGCACAGACGAATGAAAGGAATGCCCATACCGGATTGTATGTTGCACAAACAGGAACGGAAGGGCTTAAGCAGCAGGGCTTGGCTATCGACAACGAAGGCAAAGTGGTGCGGCTGAAAGAACTGCTCAACCCGCAAGACAAGCCGCCGAGCCAAGTTTATAAACCCCTGCCGGCGGCGGCGGTGGAGTCGGAGTTTGGTATGGATGCGGCTGCCTATCAAGATTTCCGGCGGAGAATGGTGCGGGCTGGCTATGCCGATGAAAACGAATACCTGCCGATTTACTTGCGCGAGATGGAAGGGCGTAAGGCGGCAGGGAATGCGGTTGGTTCTGTTATGGGGGCAAGCCAGTTATCTCAGGCGTTGCCTACCGCGCCGGCACAAACACGCGCCGGCATAACATCTGCCGAACAGCCGCAAGTAGTGATGCCGATGCACCCGCTGGCCGGTGCATTGCCGCAGTACGCTTACACCCCAGCCCAAACAAATATGCCAGCCCCAGCCCGTCCAACCGGTAGCGCCACTCAGTATGATGCGGCGGCTGGTTTGTTTGGCGATAAGGGCAGCATTGCTTATGCCGACAATATCGCAATGTATGACAATATCGTGAAGAATATGGGGCTGCCCCCGCTGGGAAGCTCAAGCCAGCAGCAGGTTAAAGCTACGCTGACCCAGCTGTATCAGAATGGGAGACTGCCTAATGGTGGCAGCATCCCCCGTGACCATATCGAAGCCTTGGCTGCGCGATACCTGAAATAAACGTAACCGATTAGAAGTTTGCCACAATGCCTCCGTGATTAAACGGAGGTATTTTTTATGGGTTCCGGTAGAGATGAATTTTTACGACAATTGTTCCAACAGCCGCACGGCCAGCAGTCGGCACGCATTCAGAAGCAGCAGACGGCTGCGCAGCAATTCATGGAACAACTGCCGCGCAATCAAATAGATGCCTACCGCAACACCCCGCAGGGTATGGCGGAGATTGATGGGGTGGTAGGGATGTCGCCGACTGCGGCGCAACTGGTACGTTCTGCGCAGCAATGGGGCGGGAAAGGCACCGGCGATGCGGCTCGTGCCGTGATACAGTCGCCAGCAACTATTTGGGGCGGCTTGAAAGGCGGGGTGCATGCGCTTAATAGCGGTTTCTATCGTGCTGCAGATGATTTGAGTTTTAACAGCTTCGGCACCGGCACGCTTGGCGATTGGGCGAAAAACCAATCTAATCTTTCGCATGACGCGCAACGGAACGCCACTATCAACTATCAGACCGATATTGGCCGCGATGTGGGGCAAGGCCTGAACAGTTTTGGCGCGACCGCTCCGTTGACGGTGGGCGCTTTAGCCATGAAAAACCCCGCTATTATGTATGGCGGCATGGGGGCGCAAACTGGGCTGACGGAATATGGCAACGCCCGCGATGCCGGAGTGAGCCCAATCCCTGCGGCCATCTATGCCACCACGCAGGGCGCTATTGAAGTTGGCACAGAAAGGCTGCCGGCTGGCGCATTAGTGGATATGGTAAAGAGCAACCGTCCGCTGGCCGCATTAGTGAAAGCCCCGGCGCGTTATGCGCTGGGCGAAGGATTGGGCGAACAGGTAGCCACACTAGGACAGGACTATATGCAGGCCGCCTACCTTGATGCGCCAAAGAATGCGAACTGGCAGCAGGATTATTGGAACTCGCGCGGCGAAGCGGCTAGGACGACAGCGGTATCTTCTCTGGTAAGCAGCGGCGGGAATGTCGGCTTGGGTGCTGGTGGGGTTGCAGTACAGCGCGGAGTGAATGCGGTGCGGACACGGCAGAAGCCGCCGGTGCAACGCTTTATGCAGCAGCTGGACACGCAGACAGCTCAGCCTCAAGCACAACCTGCCCAACAGCCCTCCCGTCCAGGCAGGATGGCGAAAGGCTCGGGCAATGCGGTGGTGGATACGACGCGCCGCATTCAACAGGCTACGGCCAACGGCGGCTATCAAACGCGGCAAGCGCCGGCGCAACAGGTGGTATCGGCGCAAGCAAGCAATCAGATGGTGCGCACTTATGTGGCGAAGGACGGCAGCACCCATCAGCGCATTGGTGGCTCTCGTGCTTGGCGCAATAAAAACGAGGGCAATATTGTGTATGGCTCTTTTGCCCGCCGCTATGGCGCAATCGGCCACGACCAAAATGTAGCAGGGCATACGATGGCGGTATTCCCGACTGAGGAAGCGGGGAGACGTGCGAAGGCAGCATTACTGTTTGAATCGCCTAAATACCGTAATCTATCGCTGCATGATGCGATTTACCGCTATGCACCGCCAAAAGACCGACAAGGCCGCGTGATTAACAACACTGCCGCCTACTATTCCCGTGTGTTGGATGCGGTGGGCGGACGGAATAAACCGATGAGCCGTTACACCGCCGCCGAACGGGAAGCGATTATGCAGCGGATGCGCGAGGTGGAAGGCTGGAAGCCGGGGCGGGTTGTGGGCAATGATACAAGCGCTGTTTCGCTGCAAGGCACACCGTCCGGCCGGCTGACTAAAGGCGGGCAGTCTGTTGCCACCGGCAGTGCTGACAACGTAGCGGCCAGCCCCGACACTTCCCCCGCCCTGCCCGACCAGCAGGCCGCCTTCAGCAACGGTATGGAGGACAACAGCCAGGCGATGCAGGAGATGCAGCGGGCGGCGCGGGAATCGCAGGTGGCGGCAGAGGAAATGCGGGAACAGTCGGAACGGCTGGGACGGCAGACCAAGGTGTATCTGGACAACCAGATGCGGCAGGCACGCTTGCAGCTGATGGAAGCGGACGAGCTGGCGCCATCGGTGGCCGGTACGGATAACCAATACCGCGACCGCAGCCGGGCGGCCTCGCAGATGCAGGTAAACCATATCGCGCAAAACTTGGAGCCGGAACTGCTGGGCGACAGCAAGGAAGTGGGCACCGGCGCGCCGACTTTGGCCAATGACGGGCGCACCATCATCGGCGGCAACGGGCGCGTGATGGGCTTGGCGCAGGCGTATGCCAACGGCAACGGCGAAGGCTACCGGCAATACTTGCTGGACAATGCCGAACAGTTCGGCTTGAGCCGGGATGAGATTACGCGGATGAATAAGCCGGTATTGGTGCGCCAGCTGGACGAATCGGTGGATATTGCCAAGGCGGCGGTGGCCTCGAACGAGGGCGGCGGCTTGGGCATGAGTGCGCTGGAGCAGGCGCGGGCGGATGCCGACCGTTTGCCGGACTTCGGCCACTTCATTGCAGACGACAGCGGCGAATTGAACACGGCGGCGAACCGTGGCTTTATCCGCGACTTTGTGGGCGCGATGCCGCACACGGTACGGGCGCAGATGGTGGATGCGGACGGACGGCTGAGCCAGGACGGCGTGCGCCGTTTGCGCAATGCCCTGCTGTATCGTGCCTATGGCAATAGCCCGACTTTGAGCCGGATGGTGGAAAGCACCGACCAAGGGGCGCGCAACCTCGTGAATGCGCTGGTGCAGGCTGCGCCGAAGATTGCCCAAGCGCGCGACAATATCCAGGCAGGCAATATGCATAATGCGGATATTGCTGAAGAGGTGGTGCAGGCGGCGGAGAAGTTGAACCAAATCCGCGAACAGGGCGGCAGCGTGGCCGACTACCTGGCGCAGCAGGGTTTGTTCGGCGAAGAGATGAACGCGGTATCACGCGAGCTGCTGGCCTTCTTTGAGGAACACAAACGCAGCGGCAAAGCTATTGCCACGCTGCTGCGCAACTATTACGATGCCTTGGCGGCGCAGGGCAACCCGAACCAGCAGGATGTATTCGGCGAACAGGCCGCACCGGACAAACAGCAACTTTTGGAGCGAACGATAAATGACTACGAACAAGAACACGGACGAAGCACGGACAGCGGGCAACTCTTCGGGCGAACAGCCGAACGACCCGCTGGTGAGCCTGTTTCAGAAACTGAACCGCAACCCGCAAGCCGCCGCAGCGATGAAGCAGGCGCTGGCGAAAACACGCGCAGAACTGAACGAGACGGAGGACAAAGCGGAAGAGTAACGGGGGAAGATGCGCCGAAATTCAGCCGCAGCGTATCTACGCAGGAAAAATACGAGCAGCGGATTGACGAGCTGTTTGCCGGAGCGAAAGCCAATGTAAAAGACGGGGTAACTGTTCTCGACCGTTCGGATATGTTGGATATGCTGGGATTTGGCGACAAGCCGCTGAAACTGGCGGAAAGTAAGGTGCTGGCCGGGATAGACAACCATCCGCAGATGACGGCGGAAGTGTGGAAGCGGCTACCTGATTGGATAGACCACCCGGCAATGGTTTTCGATTCAGATACCGTGGATGGCCGCTTGGTGTTTATCGCGCCGGAGAAAGTGCGCGGCAGCGATGTGCGGATTGTGATTGAGCCGAAAGGCGATGCTCTGGAAGCGCACGTTTTGGTGAACGCTTACAACAAGGACAGTAAATCGCCATACTTCCGCTGGGTGAATGACCGCCTGCTGCGTTATGCAGACAAAGAAAAAGCCTCGCGGATTGATGAGCGATTCGGGCTCCGATTGCCCGACATCCTCCGCAATCCAGCTTTCATGCCCGACGCCCAAATTCATGGGATGGGTCGCGGAAACATGAAAGCCTTGAGGCGTACTAAGATTCTAACTGAAAAGAACCTGCAAGGCTACCTGAAAAGGAATCCCAGCCTTTCGGTGAACCCATTCCGCAACACACCAAGCACGGCAACGCCGGAACGGGTGGCGGAAATCCGGCAGCAAGTGGCGCGCGCGGTGGGGCAGCGCAATATGCGGCTGATTGACGTGTTTACTGCCGAAGAAGCCAACCGACCGGATGGGGCGCAGGATTTGCGCGGTGTGGATGGCTGGTATGACCCGAAGAGCAAACGCATCACGCTGATTGCGGACAACCTGCCTAATGCGCGGGCAGCGCAGTTTGCCGCATGGCACGAGCTGGGGCATCGCAAAATTGATGTGGCAGGCTGGCAACAATGGCGCGGGGTGCTGGAACAGGCGCGGCTGAACCCGACCATTCAGCAGCTTGCGCGAACCATCCTGCGCCAGCGCAAGACGGCGGGCGAAGTTATCAATCTTGATATTGCTACCGAAGAAGCGGCGGTGGAGCTGTATTCTGCGATGAAGAATAGCGACTATGCCGCGTTGGAAAATAAATACAAGGTAAGCGTTCCGCTGGCGATGCGCGGCGGGTTGGCCGGTTATTTTGCCCGTTTTGCCCAACGCTTGCAGGCGGTGCTGGCGCGGGCGTTCGGCATTCGGCACAGCGACTTCGGCGACCATGAGGTGTTTGAGCTGTTGCGTAGAATTGATAGGGCTGGGGAAGTTTCAGGCAGCCTGAATGATGGTGAAGCGAAATACAGCCGCTCACAAACAGACGAGCAGAAACAGTTTGACGAGACCGCGCAAAAATACGGCGGGGAGGACGCTTACAACCAAGCCAAGGCTGACGGCAAGACCGAACTGAGTTACCGCCAATGGGTGCAGGTGCGCACCCCTGCTTTCAAACAATGGTTTGGCGATTGGGAGAACGACCCGGCCAATGCTTCCAAGGTGGTGAATGAAAAGACGGGCGAGCCGTTGGTGGTGTATCACGGCACTACTGCAGTAGATAAAATTCTTGATGATGGGTTTAAATCCAATACGGGGAAATTATGGGTTCACCTTACAGATTCCAAAGAAGTAGCGGATTCATATCAGCAATGGAAAAGGGGAAATAGCGCCGGGACTCTTGAGTTGTTTGTTAGATCAATGCACCCTGCAGTATTTGACGCACAAGGAAACAAATATAGCGAAATCGGAAACAAGGTTTTTGGCGCTACATATGATGCGCAACGCGGCGGCAATGATTCTATCCTGATAAAAGATATTCGGGATAACTTTGATAGTTCCGTTCCAACTGAGCCGCATTTGACGGTTGTTGTTTTTAATTCAAACCAAATCAAATCTGCCACCGATAACAGCGGGGCATTTGATGCGGGGAATGATAATATTCGCTATAGCCGCAGCACAGGGGAGCTGGCCGACAAGGCTAAGCCGGGCTGGCTGGACAGGAACGAGCTGGGCGAATGGGAGAAAGGCTTAGCGCTGTATCATGGTATCGGCAGGCTGGCAAAGCCGTTATTAGCCAAGCTGAAGCTGGCCAATACCGCGCCGCAGGAATTTACTGAAATGATGCGCGATTACCGCTCACAGCTGAACGTAGCGGGGATGACGGCTTCAGAAATGGCAAAAGCCGGCGTACAGATGACCGCAGACGAGCGCGCCCTGCTTTCGGATATTTTGGAGAAAGAGCTGCCGCCGGGGATTGAAGTATCGCCGGAAATGCAGGAACTGGCCGGCACCATCCGCGAACTGTTGAGCCGACAGGGCGAGCAGCTGGCGGACTTGGGTATGTTGAGCCGTGAGAGCCTGGAACGCTTTAAAGATACGTACCTGCCCAGGCTGTACCGCCAACGGACGGAGTTGTTTGGCGGCAATGATTTAGCCAAGATGAACCGTGAGTTCAACAAGGCGATGCGCGGCAGCTTGGGCAATGCATTGGGCGGCCAGCACCTGAAGGGGCGCGGGATTTTTAAAACGGTATCGCGCAGCGAACAGGCCGATTATGAAGCCAAGGGCTACGAGCTGCGGCAGGACTTCGGCAACCAGGGCAAACATGCCGGCAAGGTGCTGATGTGGCGCGACTACACACGGGAAGAGCGTACCCAGATGGGCGAAGAACGCGATGCGATTTTGCGCTTTACGCAAGGCTATGTACAGACACAGGCCGACTTGGCAAAAGGGGTATTGTTCCAACGCATTGCCCAGAACGAGGAGCTGGCGAGCAAGACGGAGGTGGAAGGCTGGAAGCCAGTGCCGGATACCACCATTGCCGGTACCGGCGGCGTACACCGCTACGGTGCGCTGGCGGGGATGTATGTGCATCCAGATGTGTTCTACCACTTGGAGCAGCAATTTGCGGTACAGAATGCGGCGCTGAAGATTTGGCGCGCTTCGCTGGGCTGGTGGAAAATGACCAAGACGGTCTATAACCCGGTGGCGCATACCAATAACGTGGTCTCTAACTTCTCGCTGCTGTTTATTGCCGGCGGGCGGGTGCGCGACTTGCAACCGGCAGCGGCCAGCATTAAGAACAAAGATGCGCTGTATCGTGAGGCGTTGGAGCTGGGTTTGGTGGGCGAAGCGGTGGACAGTGCGGGGATACGCGAACTGTTTACCGGCTTGAACAATACCGACGATGATGCGGTGATTACCGATAGCTTTTTCCGGCGCGTATTGAAGCGGGCGGACAGGTTGGCTCTAGGCATTCCCGGCAAGATTTCGGACAAAGCGCAAACCTTCTACCGCGTAGAAGACGAGGTGTTCAAAATGGCCTTGTATCGGATGGCGCGCAGCAAGGGCTTGTCCAATACCGAAGCGCGGGATTACACGCTGAACTTTTTCTTCGACTACGGCGAAGTGCCGTATGGGATTAAGTTATTGCGTGACTCATCTTTACTGCCGTTTGTGAGCTATACCTATAAAGCCATTCCGGCGGTATTGCGCGGGGCGTTGACCAGGCCGCACCGCTTCCTAGCAGTAACGGGGCTGATGTATGCGCTGAATGCCATGTCTTACGCTATGCTGGGCGATGATGCGGATGAAGAGGAAGAGCGCAAGTATATGCCGGAATACATGAAGGGCATGACTTCGTTCGGCACACCGAAGCTGATCCGCCTGCCGTGGAACGACAGCCAAGGCAAGCCGATGTTTATTGATGTGTATCGCTGGCTACCGCTGGGCGACTTTGCCGATGTGGGCAACCGTACCGGCGGGGTGGCGCCGCCGCCGGGTCTGGATCACAAAAGGCCGGGGGTATCTACCTACAATGCAATGGTAAACAACACCGACACATTTACCGGCGGCAAGCTCACGCAAGACTACATGACGGATGGCGAGAAAACCGTTGTCCGCGCCAAGTGGATTGCCGGGCAAATCCTGCCGGCCAGCGTGGGCATGCCGTTCTCTTATCACAGCAACAACGTGATGGACGGCCTGAAAAACCAAATGGAAGGCACGAAGTTTGCCGAAGTGCTGGAAGATTTGGGCTGGACGGGTAAAACCTATCGCGGCGAGGATAAGCAGTTGTACCGCGCGGCATTGGGCGCATTCGGCATCAAGGTGCGCGGCGAGAAGCCGGAGGATTTGCGCGCGGCTACGCAGCGGCGATTGCATAGCCAAGAGCGGGAAATTCGAGCTGATATGCGCCGCATCCGCCGTAATAACACGCTTAGCCAACAAGCTAAAGAAGCACAGCTGGCACGGCGGCAGCAATCTTTGCAGCGGCTGTTTGAACAAATGCCCGGACGCTCGGCAGATTGAACGTAACCGATTAAAACTTTGCCACAATACCCCTGTTGAAATAACGGGGGTATTTTTTATGGCGCAACCAAACCGCTACGAACCACAGGCGGGATTTGCCGAACAGACACGCAACAATGTGCCGGGGCGCAGCCCGATTAACGCGCGGGCATTGGATGACGAGCTATCCGGTATTTCGCTGTCAATTAACGGCATTGTGGGCAACTTGGAATTAATCCAGCGCGATGACGGCAGCCTGAAGGATGCCACGGTGCATCTGCATGCTTTGAGTGAAACAGTCATCAACCTGATGGGCGGTTTTAACCTGCGCGGCGAATGGCAGGCCAATACCAGCTACGCGGAAAAAGATATTGTGGACTACCAAGGCCATCTGTTCGTGTGCATGACCGCCAACCAAGATGCGGCGTTTACCGCCGCCAATTGGCACCGCTTCGGCGAGAAAGGGGCGGAATTGCACCAGGTGCTGCGGCAGGTGGCGCATATGCAAACGCAGGTGCAGGAAGAAGGGCGCAAGGCTTTGCAGGCGGCGGCGCAAACCCAGCAGGCGGCGGCGCAAGTAGCTCAGCAAGCGGGAACGGTAAGCACGTCCGCACAGCAGGCGGCAGCTTCGGCACGCGCGGCCAAGGTAAGCGCGGATGCGGCGGAACAATCGCGGATTATGGCGGAAGCCGCCGCAGCCAATGCAGAAGGAGTGGTGAACAATGTAACCGGCCAACTGGCAACCAAGCTGGATACCAGCGTTTTTAATGAGTTTAAGATCAAGGCGGCGACTAAGGCGGAGCTGGAAGAAAAAACCGGCAATGCCTTGGCGGGCAAAGCCGATAAGAACCACACCCATTACCAGCTGATTACCGAATCGCAACAGGTAACCATCCCGCCAAATGTAAGCTTGATTATTGTTACGCTGGTTGGCGGCGGTGGTGGAAGAGGTGGATACAAGAATAACAACTATGACGATGGGAATAATGGCACGCGGCAAAGGGTTGGCATCCCAGTGTCTGCCGGGGATGTGCTGGACATTACCATCGGCGCAGGTGGATACGATGCGGGGTGGAGTGATGGCTGGGGCGGTGTTGGTGGTGAAAGCAAGATTGCCCGTGCTGGGGTAGATTTATTGGTTTGTGCTGGTGGGTATGGCGGCGCGCCTGGCTGGGGGGGGAAGGGAGCAAGCCGAACCTATCCATATGACCCGCTAATTGTTGGCACGAATTACGGGCGCGGTGGACTGCGTAATACGAACAAAGGGAATGGTGAAAATGGATGCTGCCTGATTGAGGGGATTTGATATGGGTAAAAGATATTGCGTAATTGCGAACGGCTATGTTGAGAATGTGCTGGTGGCCGATGAAGAGTTTGCCAAGACACATGGCGGCTGGGTGGCGAGTGATGACGGCGAAATCGGCGCGCGCTACAAGGACAGGCAGTTTTACAACCGGCCTGCCGATGTGGACAGTTTTGACGACAAGGCGAACAAATGGGTGGTCAACCCGGTACAGGCATCACAACGTTTGGCCGAAGCCATCGACAACGGAACTAAGGCAATTAACGATTTGGTGGATGAAGCCTACCGCCACGTTACCCGCTTCCAGCCTGAGTATCTGCTGCGCGAACAACAGGCAAGGGATTACAAGGCCGGCGGCTGCAAAGGGGAGGCCCCGGAACAGGTGGCTGCCTTTGCCAAGCCTGCCGGGAAAACCGCCTGTGAAGCGACCGACATCATCATTGCCCAAGCCGACAACCTGCGCATGGTAATGGGCAAGCTGGGCGCATTGCGGATGCGCAAGTTTGAGCTGAAAGGGCTGAAGACTGCCGCCGAAGTAGATAAGCGCACGGCGGAAATCTTGGCGGAGATTAAGCCGATTGCCGACAAGCTGGGCGAGGTGGGCAAATGATTTACCTGGCTTTGTATCACGGACACCGTGGCGGCACGGGGCTGAAGGTGTGGGCGGCACGGTTTACCGATGGTCTGACCCGCATTCTCACGCGCGGCAGGTATAGCCATTGTGAAATTGCTATCAGGCTAGCTGGACAGAACAGCGAACCGCAGTACGAATGCTATTCCGCCAGCCTGCGCGATGGCGGAGTGCGCATGAAAACCATGCCGCTGCCATCGGCTAAGTGGGATCTGATTGCGCTGCCCGACAGCGTGGGTGAGCGGCTGCATGGTTTATGGGAGGAAACCAAAGGCCAAAGTTACGACCTGCCCGGCGCGTTCGGGGTGGTATTCGGGCTACCTGAAAACCGCCGCCGTTGGTTTTGTAGCGAGTGGGTGGGCAAGGCGTTGGGGCTGGCTGAAAGCTGGCGTTTTAGCCCGAATGATTTAGCGGTAATTGCGAACATGGGAAGGGAGGAGAAATGACACCGTTGGAAACGTCTAACGTTCCCGGCCATATGCTGAACATGGGCATGATTGGCATCTCCGGTACGATAGCCGGCATGCCGTTAGAAGCCCTCGTGTTGGGTGCGGTGGCTGGGGCATTGCATCATGGCTTGAAAGACCCGGGCAGCCGTAAGAATGGGATGCTGGTCATTATTACCAGTATGCTGCTGGCCGGTTCTTTGTCGCCAATGATTATGGCTTATCTGGCCTTGAGCTTGGGGCTGGAGCAGGAAGTATTCAAGGCCGCCGTGCCGATGCTGATTGGCTTGGGTTGGTCTTGGGCTACCCCGCTCTTGAATGACGGCCTGCGCCGTTTGTGGGCGGGCTGGATTGATAAATGGGGAGGTAGAAGGAAATGAACTTGGCAATGATTACCCAATGCTTATTGATGATAAACGTGGCGGCGATGGCGGCGATATTCGTGTATTCCGCCTGCTCGCTTTCGGTGCGGCAGTGGACAGCCAAGCAGCCTGACTACTGGATACATAGTTTCTTGGTGGGCGGCTCGGTGGCGGTTATCGGCCATTCGCTTGCCGGTGGGCAGGTACACCATTGGACAGAAATCATGTTCAACGTAGCAGCTGCATCTTACTTCGTGATGCGTTCGCGCCGTATCCATCTGCTGGCTGGGATATTGCAGCGCAAAGGCAAAGGCTACCTGAAAGAGAGAAGGGAAACAAAATGACGGAATTGGCATGGATTGCGGAAGCACGGGCATACATCGGCATGCACGAAAGGGATGCTCGCGGCTTAAAGACCATCCCCTTGTGGGTACGGGCTTTGAAAGGCTGGTGGAGCGACACCAAAACGCCGTGGTGCGGAACGTTTGTCGGCCACTGTTTGCAGGCAGCCGGCAGGGATATTGCGAAAGAATGGTATCGGGCGAAAGCCTGGGTGAACGGCGCTACCCGTTTGGCGAAACCTGCGTATGGCTGCATCGTGGTATTCGAGCGGCAGGGAGGCGGGCATGTCGGCTTTGTCGTCGGGCATGATAAGCAGGGCAACCTGATGGTGTTGGGCGGTAACCAGGGCGATGCGGTCAATATCAAACCGTTTGCCAAGAGCCGCGCGGTGGCTTACCTGTGGCCGAACAAAGGCGGCAAGCCTGCTTATCCCGCCGAAGAACGCTATACGCTGCCGCTGTTGCAGAGTGATGGGAAGCTGAGCAGGAACGAGGCGTAGTTTTAAGAGGTAACTAATCGATACCGCCAATAAATCCTTGTTCTTTTAGCGAACTAATAATGCCACGTATAAGATAGGAGTTTATAAAATTGGGCTCATAGGAGCGAAGACCTTTCCCTTTTGGTGAGATAAATTTTTTATCTACTAATTTTTTAATTTGGTATGTTCGTTGATTGGGGGACATGCTTGGGAACAACACCTTAAGATCGCCAGCTTTGATTTCTCCCTTTTTTATCAACATCCGTAATATTTGCTCTTCCTCTACGGTAATATGTTTTCTATCAATGGAGTATCTTAAGGCAGGATAAAGAATTTTTTCACTCAGAAAGCTAAATTGAGTTAGTTGATCTACTTTTTTTAACTCCTGAGAGATACCTGACAACACGTAGATGCACCACTGCTCTAAATCTTGGGGCTTCCCTGAGTCAGCGGCACCAAGCATCGCATAATATTGGCTACGATCATTGCAAAAGACAGCGGTTGGATTCAAAACCCGACCACCTACCTTTACGTTAAACCCGTACTTAACCAATAAAGCATATGTTAATAATCTGACTGTTCTACCATTGCCATTGCAGAAGGGGTGAATCCAACCAAAGCGATGATGAGCCAAAGCTATTTTCATCAGATCATACTTAGGTTTATCTTGTTGGTTGATAAATTTAACAAGTTCCTTCATATAATCAGGAACAAGAAGTTGATCAGGAGGTAGGTGAAAAGATTGGGAAATACTAACAGGTATTTGGCGATAGGCACCTGGTGTTTTATCCCCTTCACGCTCTAGATTCTGAACAGCAAGAATATGAAGTTCTCGAATAAAATGTTCGGAAATCATATCCCCTGCCTGCAAATGGTCATCAATATACCGCATGGCTGTTTCAATATTACGTATTTCACTAAGCTGATCCTCTGGCAGAGAAACAGAATCAAGCCTACTTTCAACATAGTCAGCAAGGGTGGTATGGTTGCCTTCAATCCGCGCAGAGCCGAGGCTCTCAAGCATATGGAATACGGCCTTTAGCTGTAAAAAGATTAAAGGTGGAACATCCCCTTGGAGTTGAAGATGTCTCAACACCTCAAGTTCATTGAGGACATCAACCAGCTCGGAGTCAAAACTAGGGTTGATCAGTTGAAGGTCAAAATGTTTGAAAGAAGGCGCCATGATCTTGATTGGCTGATTTGTAAAAACTGGAATTTAACATTTTTTTTATGTTGTATTCAATGCTTTTTGGACTATACCAAGCAGAATATATCTTGAATTGATCTATTGAAACATCTTGAAAAGGGTCTCTATGATATGGTTTTTTAAATACTGGAAACCGCTAGCCATTGCCGCGCTGCTGGCGGCGGCGGTGGGCGGGGAATATTGGTATGGCAGGCAACGCTATCAGGCGGGCTACGATGCGGCCACGGCTGATATTACCGCCAAGATGCTAGAGCAGCATCAGCAGCAGCAAAAAGCCGCCCGTGCGGCCAGCGTGGAATATCAACAAGGGAAGTCCGAACGGGACGAGAAAGTGAGAGTGCAGCGTGAAGTGGTACAAAAAATTATCGAGCGGCCTGTGTATATTGACGATTGCACTGATGCAAGCGGGGTGTCAGTCCTCAACGCCGCCATTGCCGAACGCCGTTGAACTGCCGGCTGATTTGGCTACCCCATGCCCAAGGCTGCCTGAATTATCTGGCACAACGGGCAAGGTGATGCTGCCGTGGGCGCTGGAGGTGGTGCATCTGTATAACGACTGCGCCGCCCGGCATGACGGGCTGATAAAGGCATGGCCAAGGTAGAAAATCCGTTCCGCAAAAAATTTCCAGCCTTTGATTTTGTTGGATAAAAATCAGCTTCAAACACAACGATTGCGGAACGGAAATATAACAGAAAGCATTATAAATGCTTGATTTGTGATGTTCTATGAAATAATATCGTCTGTTATGTTTTCAGGTAGCCTCACGGCGAGCAATGAAAGGCTACCTGAAACAGTCAATATAGTGAATTAACAAAAATCAGGACAAGGCGGCGAGCCGCAGACAGTACAAATAGTACGGCAAGGCGAGGCAACGCTGTACTGGTTTAAATTTAATTCACTATATAATGCCACCTTTTCACAACCAACGATTGCTTGCCATGTACCGATTGATGAGTGATGCCGCCAACCTGATGCGGCTGCGATTGCGCCCTGCCGAAGAATATACCTACCCGCTGCCGGATTGCTTGGGTGCGCTGGTGATGGTGGCTGCGGTGAATACTGCGATGCTCTCACCCGTGTTGAACGGACAATATGGCATGATAGCGTTTGTATTGTGCGTATATTTGGTGAAATGGCCGGTGTTTACCGGCGTGATGACCCGGCTGATGGGCGCGCTCGGCGGCCGGCGGCAATCTTTGTGGGGTTACACGCTACTTACTGAAGTGCTCTACTTGCCTACCTTGTTGGGTTTGTATGTGCCCAGTTTGGCACTGTTGCTGCAAGTTTGGGTGGCTTGGGCATTTGCCGTGGGCGTGATGGGCTATGCCCGCCTCTGCGGCGTGCGCCTGTGGCAGGTGTTGCTGGGCTATATTGCCAGTTTCTGCGCCCTGGTGGTAACGGCTATGGCGATTATGGTGCTGTTTGCTGCAGCCGGCATCATTAATCAAACGCAGCTGGAGCAGAATATGCAGCGCTGGCAGCAGCAGATAGCCGCACCGCAGCAGCAAAAATAAACGGCAGCTGGAGCATAGAGAAAGGAGGGCACGAAGACAAAGTGGGGGCGTTGTCTT